TTATTGTTCACCCGAACTAAAGTTAATTTAGTCCAAAGAAACAATTCGCGAAATGCCTTCAAAAAGGCTCGATAATGGTTTACAAAACTTTATTGATAATTTTGCAAACACTTGGGGAGAGAGTTCTCCCCCTGCCGGTGAGCCCCAGTTGGGCTTACACTCAGCTGATAGCTTGTCCTCTTCAGTTGAGAGTGAGTATACCTGTTTCGGTAGTACTTACCCTAGGACAGTGGCTGTTGTTCGTGGATTGACCATCGTTTTGGAGCACCATAATGTGCCCAAGTCAATCATTAACGCTATGGATATTCAGGTTAGTCAGTATCTAGACGACAATCTTAATAATCGTTTATTCTGTTCAGAGAATAAAGATTATCAGACTGGCGGTTTTGAAATAAATAACCTAGTTGACGAGGGGTCATGGCTTCAAAGGTGTAAATACCTTTTAACCTATCCCCTTGCAAAATATCTGCGTAACGAACTTCCTAAAGCTCCTTCAGGTTTCTCTTTTGAGCCCTCTGGTGAGCTAAGGCGTTGGATGCGTTCTAGACTTTGCGCTTTTAATAGACGCAATACGCACCTATGGTATTCTTGGTTTCAAACAAAAAGATCTACGTTACCTCTTAGTGAGGCTATTGTAGAAGATGCTTATAAAAAGCACTTTGAAACCTTGTCTAGCGTTGATGAAGGTGATGATGATACGATTGATGAGATCTTTAAGGATCCCACATTCCTCCACACCCTTAGATGTATTCGTCAGGAGTTAACCGGACGTTATGCCGAAATGAAATCTTTCGATGAATTTTCAGCTAGTACATCTGCCTGCTTCGAAGAGAAGAGGAGTGGTGGTGGTCAACACGAATACCTTTATGGTCTTTGTGGTCTCGCCCAAATAAATATTGGTTTAATTAAGGAAACTGAATTATTCCATATGCGCTATGACCCAGTCGTCTTTGCTAAAGGCAAGAGACTGTTGAATAGAGTTACCGAGGTGCGGTGTTATACAGGATCCGATGATTGGAAACGATTAATCGGTATGAAATATGACCTCCGCGCCCGAACTGGTTTATTATCTGCTACCATTCAAGCAGTATTGGAGCCTAATAAGATACGAATAATCTCTAAAGGAGAAGCGTTACCTTATTATTCTAATCGTCCCCTACAGAAAGCTTTACATGCTTCTATGAGACATTATGATTGCTTCCGACTTATAGGTAGACCCTTTAGTCCCACTGATCTTATAGATCTAAAAGATAGGGCTATGCCCACTGATCAGTGGTTTTCTATTGATTATTCCGCTGCAACTGATAAATTATCTTGGAAATACTCCGGGAGAATCTTTCGATTTTTGATCGATGATCTTCCAGAATATGATAAGAAACTTGCTTTGCAGGTTCTAGGTCCCCATGCACTTCATTATCCATGTCAAGATTACTATGACGATGGTAAGAAGAAGGGTAAGCCTTATGTAGCTTACAAGGGGGACCAGAGTAATGGTCAATTGATGGGTTCTATTCTTTCTTTTCCTATATTGTGTCTCGCTAATCTTGGTACGTATCTCTTATGTACCCAAGTTGCTCAAGACGGTTGGTCTCATAGAGATCGACTTCGTCATGTTCTAATTAACGGAGACGACATGATCTACGCTGCTGATCCATCTTTATGGTCGCAGCACGTAGAGATTGCCGGTCTTGTTGGTTTAGAAATGAGTGTTGGTAAAGCTTACCAGCATAGAGAATATTGCAATATAAATTCGGTTAGCGTTCATTACGCTTTACACAGAGAAGATACTCCGTGGCGTATTGACTATCTGAATGCCGGCCTTTATGTAGGTTTACATAAAGTTCAGGAGAAAGAAAAGAAGTGTGATGGTTATCAACATACTCCTTCCTATGATACGGGAAGTCCTGACGATAGTCAGACTCCTAAGTTTACGGATCATTACTATAGTAATTATATGAGTGAGGAGCAAATGAGTAATTGTTATGCTCGTGCTCATCTTAGTCAAGATCCATTGAATGGTTTAGTGGCAAATATGAATGTCTTACTCGATGGCTCTTTGCCTGGTAGACAGTGTCATCTTCTTCGAAATTTTATCAACGATAACTCTTTAAAGTTACGTCAAGAATGTACCGCGGTTTTAAAATATAAAAAGAGTACTTCCCTTTTTACAAGGAATCTCTTTACCCCCCTTTCTGTGGGAGGTATGGGTGTAGTTCCACCTGTTGGTTGGAAATACCAAATTAAACCCGTACATCGTATTGTAGCTGCTAGCCTTATGACTAGCACTGCACCTCGGACCACTCAACGGCCATTACCTGGCTATGAGTTGGAATCCTTGGATACTTTACAAGCTGTTCCGTGGATGAAACCACGTGCAACAGAGAAATTTTACGAAGTTGATGCTGTCTCTATTAAGAGTAAGGCTTCAAAGAGAGCAACTAGATTGGGCTTTATTGAATATGGCCCAAATGCTCGATCAGTTAAAATATAACAGCTTCAGGTTGGTTGTTATCCACTTATTGTGAGCGTCATGCAGGACGTTAAGCTGCACGGTTCCGTCATGGAAGACGTTAAATTCCTAGATTTCGACGGTAGTCTGAAATCTTTCTCACAATACCGAAATGAATATTTTACTTCAGTTTTGAGGATGTACTACTCGGATTATGACACTTTTTATAATGTCATACTTCATCCGAGAATGTCTTCTGTTTTAGAAGACTGGAAGCGATGGTTAACAGAGAAGAATATAATTCTCTCTGCTTCGCTTGACCCGGAGTACATCTTCAAACTTTAGACCAGCAGGTCTTTAAACTGCCATTGGGTCACATAGTTTGAAATATCCAAAACGTTTTCTACTTAGGTCTTAGGCCGAGTGTGATGTAAACATTTACGTACTAAGGGGCCATACTCTGGTCCCGGAATGTCGAGAGACTGCACGGATTTACCGTGATTATCACGTAACTATGTGATGAACAGTCCATCTATCCGAGATGGATCCAATACATCGGATGAAGTTGGTTAACAACAACAAACCTAAGGGTCAGCGGCCGCGTGCTGTGAAATCGCGGGCTAATAAGAGTAATAGCAAGAATAATTCTGCTAAGCCATTACTTAGAAATCGTCCTATACAACCTCGGGATGCCTCGAATCTTGGCTCCCAAATAGGGACGGTCGTAAGAACCAAAATGACTCGCTTGGGAGTCTCCGATATTAGGAGGCTTCGTATTGCCTGGGTTCTTGGCTATACTTACGTCGGTAATGGTACAAGTGGTACAGCACTAGGTGTCTATTTGCAGACTGCAAGTGGTACTTGGTTGGTTAAGGGTTTCGCCGCCGGTTCTTCCGGGCAGGCTCCTATACTCAATGCCGATCTTGACCTAGGACAGACATATGTCAAAGACATAATAAAGCAT